TGTAGGTGTCTTTTTCTACCTTTTAAGTTCTTTAAGATAGTTTCTACAAGTGCTTTTGATATTCTCAAATCACGTTGTGAAATCAATTCCTCAAATTCCTCACTATCAAATACACTAATTTCTGTTACCATTTTAAAATAAGTTTAAAAAGTCCGTATTAATATTTTTTCCTTTTAATTTATTAATCTTCTCATCGTTTTCTAGCATTTTTGATGCTAGTTTCTCAAGGTGTTTCTCCTTTTGTTTATCGTAGTCTTTTATTAACTTATTATGTTTTTTCTTTTTCACTTAATGATGAATATTTTCCTTCAATTTATTTATTATTGCATCGTTGTTTTCAATGTGCTTTAATCTCTTAGCAAGATTTACACTGTTTCTTTTAGGTTTACCTTCTTTTTTAGATTTAGACATAATATTTTGATCATAAATATTACTTTTTCCTTGAAACTAAAGCATATGGATCACTTTCAACTCTACTTTCATTGCCCCCTAATTCCTCCAATTTTCTCATATGGTAATCATCTAATTTAAAATCAATCATTTCCGTGGTTTTATAAACGGTCTGATGGCCTTCCATGGACTCCATGTCTCGCTCAGTAAAAACGTTGCCTAAACGTATAAAATAGCAGTTATAACACGATAATTGTGGATTACCATCTCTAAAATTATGCTTATTTCCATCTTTAAAAAACATAATTACAGGAATCTTACCATCTACCTCTCTTTTTTCATTGAACCCACACCAATAACATTCCTCTATCATATATCCGGCCTCCACCATCCTAAACTTTAGTTTATCTGGTGAAAAGGACGAAGCATCTGCTGTCCCATTTACAATATCCTCAATAGCAGGTTGTTTTCTCCCAAATGGATGATTGCTCATAAATTTTGGAATACCTTTTCCACATTGGTTTTTATGTAAATCAAATAAAGACAAACCTGTTTCCTCATCTTTATATGCCTTCATAAACGGCTTTAGATGCTGATAAGAACAATTTAAATACCGAGCCGCTGATAAAACAGAACGGGTTTGTTTCATTGCCCGAAGTACATCCTCTTTTGATATAGGTTTTGCGTGAGCCATTTTTACATTATATTGTCAAAGTCAATATCCTCTTCATTTTTAGCATCTTCTTTTTCAAAATCAAGCATTTCAACTTTAGAGTCCTTAAAGTAATTTTGCTGTTGCTTTTCATACACATCGTATTGTTCAGGTTCCATTAAAACAATATCTGTCCACGTGTGGTCTTTTTCACCAAACATCATTGGTACTCCTCGTTTTGCTCCAGTAGTTGAACATTCAACACATGTTTTTGCTGTTGGTAATGCTTTTATTCTTAAGGGATTTATTGTCTCTCGACATTTAATGCATATTCTATTTTCCATCGTATCTTTTTAAAAATTTGTATAATTGTAAAGGTGTGTTAATTATGTGTCTGACTCCATCTTCTGAAACTAAAGGGTAAACTTCACCATTTTCTTTTAAGCTTTCAAATACCCACCATATAATTATATTTTTCTCTAATTCTCCATATTGTTTTTCAAGCAATCCTTCAATTATTTGAAAATGTAAATCCTCATATTTAACCAGGCTTATTCCTACACTTTCAGATATTTTTTGGTATGCCTCAATTTCACATAAAATTGAAATCATATCTAAAAAGAATTTTTCCTTTTTACGTTTAATTGATTTTTCACTTTCTATTATTTTACCGCCTTTTCCAATTAATTCACTTAGTTTTTTGAACGTCTCTTCCATTCTTCTACTTTAAATACTGTTAAAAAATCTTGTATATTCATGTTTTTAATGTGGGAAGCTACCAAAATAGCATCCTCTAAATCAATAGCCTCAAATTTACCATGTGGTTCCTTAGTTTTATCGTGTTTGTTATAGTATATATATAGGCTCATTGAGTGTGGTGTGTTAGCAAGCTTTATATTTTAATTAAATATGTATTTGGATTGATCTAATATTGATGGGATTCCGGAATGTTTTTTATAAGTATTCATTAAATTATTTTTATTATTAATTTTAATAGTTAATGGGCCATACCCGAATTCCCCTATTTCATTTTGATCTATTAATGGATGAATGTTTACTATTATATTTTGAAGATCTTGATCTAATGAATCCATTAATTCAGATAACTTAAATGAAATAACTACATCATGTTCTTTAACTTCAGTACTAATTTTATCTTCAAATGTATTTGGATTATAGATATGTTTTACTTTATCCCAATATTCATTTGAATAACCCCAACGTAAATTATTGTAGTAATTAGATTCAAATTCAATTTGAGATATTAATTGATCAACAATACTTTTATCAGAAAGATAAAGTGTTTTACAATATGGTTCTATCCATTTCAATAAATTAAAATCAACAAAACGATCAATTTCTATATTAAATGCAATATCATATACGGGTTGAGCGTGATGACCAAACATTCCCCATTTTCGAACAAATCGTTTCAATTCTTGAGCATCAGCGTGTGATTGAAGTAAATTTTTATAATCGGTTTGTTTTGTTGATTTAAACCAATCTTTTCCTCTACTTGATACACAAGTAAAATGGTAAACACAAGCATTCCATGATTGAACTAGATCTAGATCATTCAATCCCATTCGTATGATTAAATCTGAATCTTCTCGTGATGATCTAAATTGTTGATCAAATCCCCCTAATTTATCAAACCATGTTTTTTTATACATTGCAAATGGAGCAAAGTGGCCCCAAATATTTGGTCTATTTTCTTTTTGTAATTCATCAACAAATTTATTAAATCCTTTATAATCAAAATCATCTGGAGATGTTCCAAAACTTTTAACAATCTTTTCTGGGGATGCAGGGTGTAATGGTGGCTCGATTCGAGCACAAGATAACACTGTATTTTCTGAGATTAGGTTTTGGGTAATGTGTTTATCAAAATTTTTCCCAACAACCATGTCTGATTGGATATAACAGAATATCTCTTTAGTAGCTGCTTGAAACATTAATGAGGCATTTAATTGGGCCCAAACAGGGGATGAATCAGGATTTTTACATATTTTAATATTGGAGTGGTTTTTTTGAAGTTTTAAAAGTTCTTCATATGTACCTTGATTATCTGTATCCACAAATATAATTACTTCATGAAGATCAAATTGGGTATGGTCTTGTAATGATTGGATTAAAAGTTTAATGTACTCTTTTTCATTGTTAGCAGTTGCTATACAAAAACTAATTGGTTTTATCATTGGTTTAATTTATTATATGTTTCTTTAATTCCTTGTTCTAATCCTATTAAATTAAAAGGCATTATTGGATGTACATCACAATAATCATCACCTTGTCCTTTATTTTCTATTTTAATATTTACTTTATAATCACTTAATGAATTAATCATTTCAGTAATTTGGGTAAGGGTTGTTTTATCTAAATAACTACAGTTAATTTCTTGTATAGGGAATTCTTCTTCACGTTGATTGATAAGCCATTCTATTAATGAAATTAAATCTTTCATGTAAAAGAAATCCATTTTTTTATCTTGATGGATAATCATATCTTCTCGATTAATGTATCGGGTAATGTTACTTTTAATAAATCTAGTATCTAATTCATTTCCATCAAATACAGCATATATTTTTACATTTATGCTTTTAGAATCCAATTTCATCAACTGGGATATGGTGTGTTTACTAAACCCATAAGGATCATCAGCTTTATCTTCAGCACCTGAACCAAAATGTATTAATCTAGTAAATTTGTCTCTGCAACGCATTAAATTATCATACATTAATATGTTTGAAAGTGCAACATCTGGTCCATCTGATAAAAGTCGGTTTCCTCCTACCACTGCGGTATGGATAACTAAATCAAATTGGTTGTTTACAAAGTAATGTTTAACTTTATCTCGGAGAGTAAGATTAAGATCATTTTTAGTTACTAGAGTTATATCATGTTTTAAAGATAAAGCAGAATATATGCTTTTTGCAATGTAACCATTTCCTCCTGTAATTAGTATTTTCATTTTTTAATAAAAATTTTATCAACTCCGTATTCTTTTACTTGAATATACCCCCAATCTCCCAATAATCCTAATATTTTATCGGATGAAGTGTCATATCTATTTAACCATTTTTCACAGAATTCTATACATAAAACAGGACTATATTTTTTAATAGTTTTTTCAGCTCCTAAAAGAGCATTTAATTCATATCCTTCAACATCCAATTGAATTAAATCACATCCTGGAAGAGATAAGTTATCAATTACTATTGATGGAGTAAATCCTGTTCCGGAGATATGTACTCCTCCAATATCATTTGGCCTGTCAGGTCTAATTAAATGTTGAGTAGCAACAGGTTTTGGATCATTACCTAAACAACACTGCATTTTAATAACATTTTGGGAGGTAACGTTTTGATTTAAACAATAAAAATTAATTGGATCTGGTTCAAATGTATATATTGTATTAAAATGTTCAACAAAATTGCTTAACATAAAACCACAATTACCACCTGCTTGAATCATGATGTTTTTTTCTTTAACATGGGGAAGAACCCATTTTGCAAGATCTTGAAATTCATTTTGTCCTATCCAACTATTTTCATCACTTATGGGCCATACCCATTTATTGTCTTTTAACGTAACTAAATTTTTCATAATAACTTTTTATAATAATTGATGGTTAATAAAACCCCTTGATTAATATCTAATTGAGGGAAATAATTGCTTTGTTTAGTAATTTTTGTATTATCTCCACATATATGGGATGAAGTAAATTTACGGTTTAATTTTGGATCAAAGGAAATTTTACTTTTACTTTGGGAAAGTTGATGGATGTCTTGAATTAATTCTTTTAAATTATATTGTTTTCCTGAACAAATGTTGTAAATTCCTTCTGATGGTATTTGGGTTAAGCTATAAAAATAATTTACAAAATCATCAATATAAAGATAATCTATAATTTTATTGCAATCATCTAAAATGATTTCTTGATCATTTAATAATTTATTAATTAATAATGGGATTAATCTAGTTTTAACATCATTTGGTCCATATATGTAACATGGTCTAACCCAAACCCACTCCATACCGTAATTGTCACATAACATTTTGCTATAATTTTTAAATGTTAGTTTAGACAATCCATATAAATTTATTGGCTGCTCTGTGTCATTTTCATTTATAGGTATTGGTAAATTTCCATATTCTGAAAAGCTACCAAATCCAATAAATTTAGGTTTGAGTTTGAGTTTATTTAAAATTTCTATTAGCTTGACACTAGATACTACATTTTCATATAGTTGGTTTAAATCATTTACATCTTGATAGCTATTACCCCCACTCCAACCACAATGAATTACTATTTCAGGAGAAAATTCTAAAATTTCTTTCTCAAAATTAATTAATTCATTATTAGAACTAAAATCAAATTTAATTTTATCTAAAACATCTTGAATATTATTAGTTGATTTAGAAAAAACATACACATTATGATTTTCTTTAATCAGTTTTCTAACAATATTAGACCCTAAGAATCCATTACCACCTGTAATTAAAATTCTCATTTATTTTCTTTTAGTTTTTGAGCAACTTCTAAAATTAAATCTTCTTGCCCTGCAACTAATTTTCTATTACCTAATTCAAAAATGAGAGATGAATATTCAATACCATACAATTTAGATGCTTTTACAATTGGTTTTTCAAATCCTGAGAATAAACGAGTTAATCCTGTTAGCACATTGATTGGAGTGGTAATTGGGGCACTTGGTACTAAATAATCCATTACACGATCTGCTTCTTTGATTGTTTCTTCAAAGCTAATACCTGTAGTGTACCCTGTTTTTTCAAGTACAGGAAGAATTAATTCTAAGGGTGCGTTACCTGCTCCAGCTCCAAATCCACGAATGCAGGCATCAATTAATTCAGCTCCGCTTTCTACTGCGATTAATGAATTAGCTATAGCACACCCTAAATTGTTATGGGCATGGAAACCAACTTTAATATTTAATTTTGATTTAAGTAAACTAATTCTTTCTTTTACATCATGAGGTAAATAAGTACCTGTTGAATCCATAATAATTATAGCTTGAGCACCATAATCTTCCATAATTTTAGCTTGCTCAGCTAATTCTTCAGCTGAGATTAAAGCTGACATCATTAATACTCCATATACTTCTTTATTTGTTTTGGCTAATGCTTCAATATGAGATTTTGATAACGTTGCTTCAGTGCAGTGCGTTGCTACTCTAAATACATCTACTCCATAATCCATAGCTAATTTAGCATCATCAATAGTTGATAAGCCGGGGATAGTGTGGATGCCTAATTTAGAGGTTTTTAGATTTTTCCTTGCTATAGTAAGCATTTCTTTATCTGTATTGGGGGATTTTCCAATTAATAAAGAAGAAGCAGCTAAACCATTACCATGTCCTACTTCAACAATTGGAATGCCTGCTTTATCTGCAAATTGACAATATTTTTCAATGCTATCTAAACTAATTGTATGTTTAACACTGTGATTTCCATCTCTAAGACTTGAATCAGTGATGATTATATTTTTCATATGTTTTGACTTAATTTTTCTGTGATTTTAATTGCGGCACAATTAATAATATCTAAATTACCTGCGTACTCTGGAAGATAATCGCCAGTGCCTTTTACTCTGATGCTTAAAACTACTACTCCATTTTCATTCATTGTTGGTGGTAATACTAGTTCATAGTATGGGATATATGTTTTTAATTCTTCAATTTTATCAGCAATTTCTTCTGTTAAATGATTAAAGTTAATATCTTTTGTTTTAATAAAAATAGTTGTTTGCATATCAACACAAGGTTCAGCTGGATTTAAGTTAAGAATAACTTTAGTATTTTTACATCCTGTGAATTTAGTAATTGCCTTTCTTGTAGTTGCAATATAATTATCAACATTAATTCGAGTTGCCATACCTGCACTTTTAGATGCAATTTGAGATACAATCTCAACATATTCTAACCCAGTACAATGTTTTGAAATTAAATGCAGCATAGGCATTGAAGCCTGTCCTCCACATGTAATCATGTTCACATTATCATCTGTTAAAATTAAATCAGAATTGATATCAGGTACACACATGTCTCCTACTTTAGCCGGAGTTAAATCAATTACTTTAACTCCTTGCTCCTTAAATACTTTAGCATGTTCTCTAGCATCTGCTGCACTAGTACAATCATATACAACATCACAACATTTTGGATTATTTATAAAATAATTAATACCTTGATCTGAGGTTAATATTCCTTTAGATTTAGCAATTTGCATTGTGTCTGAATCTAATCTTCGACCTACAAATGCTACTATATCAATAAAATCGGTTTTAATTGATTTTAACATTAGGTCAGTACCTATATTTCCGGTACCTAAAATTGCTACTTTTATTTTCATCGTGATACTGTTTTACTTCGTTCGTGTACTTTAATCATTATATTTTCAATTTTTTCTAAAGGTAATAAAGGAGACATTTCTTCCAAAAGACCTGCTTGAATTGTATTATCTTTATTTTTAATACCTTTTACTTTAGGTATAAATTCTTGATTTGGATCCATAAATACTTCTAAAATACCTTGATTTGGGGATGATAAAAATTTATCTACTTGATCTATAGTATAATATTCGTATTCAAATGCTTTTGCTACTTTTTTATAATCTGGGAGTGTAACTCCTGTTTTTTTATCAACACATGTTTTGGTTCCTCCAAATAACATATTTTGAGTATGTTTAATCATTAAATAACCATCATTATTGAATATTACTATTTTAACAGGTAAGTTATGTGTTTTAATAGTTTGTAATTCTTGTAAATTCATCATCATACCCCCATCACAATTTAAACACATTACGGGGTTGTGGCCAAATCCTGCTCCTACTGCTGCTGCTATACCATATCCCATTTCACCTAAACCAAGTGAAGTAAACATTTTTTGGTTTGATTTAATATTAAAACCATAGAACCCGCTTAATAATGCTGTTCCCATATCTGTAACAATAGTATAATTGTCGGGTACCTTATTTGAAAACCAATCCATAAATGTATATGAATTAGTAGGATCAGCTAAATGTTCAGGCATTACTCGAGGGTATTCATTTCGAATATTATCACAATATAATTTCCATTCAGTAGTATCTAATTTAATTGAATCAAGTAAAACTAAATCATATAATATATTTCCAATATCTTCATTAATTGTTAACCCGTCAAATTTATTTGTTTCGGTTGGATCAATATCAATATGAACTATTTTTGCATGTGGAGCAAAATCTGTTCTAGAATATCCTGTTTGTAATAAAGATAATCTACTTCCCATTACAATCAATAAATCACAATTTTGAACAATAAAATTAGCTGAGCGTTGTCCTTGAACACCTGAGCGGCCATAGTTGTTGGGGTGGGTTTCTTCAAGTAAATCTACTGCTGACCAAGTTAGTATTGTAGGTAGATTATGTTGTTCAATAAATTGTTTAAATAATTTTTCTGATTGGGATAATTTAACACCATGTCCTCCAATTACAACTGGTTTTTTACTTTGGTTAAGTAAATCTATCAAGTCTAATGTTTTTGAACTTAACATTGAATTACTTGATTTTTTATAAGGAATAATAGGTTGTTCCTCAATCATCTGTCCTTGAACATCAAATGGTACCTCTAAAAATACAGGGCCGGGTCTATTGATTTGAGTTGTTCGGAAAGCATCATTGAACACTTTATATACATTTTCCTTGGTGATTCGAACAGACATTTTAGTGTGTTTTGAAAACGTGTCTACTGAATCATATCCTTGAATACCATACATTCTCATATCTGAATATTGGTCAATGTAATATGATTGTTCTTGTCCTGAAATAATTAGTCCGGGGATTGAATCTGCCCAATTAGATAAAATGCCTGTAAATGAATTTGAGGCACCACCACCAGCAGTAACTAATGATGCTGCTATTTTTCCAGTTGAGCGATAATAAGCTCCCATAGCCATTATAGCTACTTGTTCATGGTGAACTGAAATTAATTTAATGTTTGGGTGTTTATTTAGTGAATCGAAAATGTGGGAGTTTGCAGATCCTATAATTCCAAATACAATATCAATATTATTTTTTAATAAATAATCTGCTATTACGTCACTAATTTTTACCATATAAATTTATTTTTGTAATGGTTAACTATACGAGGGATTTCTTCAGTAAACACGCTTTTTGGTTCCCAACCTAAATTTCTTATTTTAGAATCATCTAAAGCATAACGAACATCTTGTCCTTTTCTATCACAAGAAAAATCAACATAATGTTCTATATCATGAAAATCTTCCCAATTTTTAACTTGATTAAATTCAGTAATAATAGATTTTACGGTTTCTATATTTTGTTGTTCAAAACCACCTGCTACATTATAAATTTCTCCTATTTTACCATTTTCCACTAATGTGATTACAGCTTCTGCTGTGTCTGATGCATGTAACCAATTTCTATATGGTGAACCACCATTGTGGAGTGGAATTTTACGACCTAAATTTAATAATTTTACAGCTTTAGGGATTAATTTTTCTACATATTGTCCAATACCATAATTATTTGTTGGACGAATAATCATATAAGGTATATTATGGGTTCTACCCCAAGCCATAACTAACATATCTGCTGCTGCTTTTGTTGCTGAGTATGGATTTGATGGTTTTAGTAAATGTTCTTCATCATGGGCTCCAGATTCTATATCTCCATATACTTCATCTGTACTAAAATGAAGTAAGATTGGTTTTTGAGTATTTTCTCCTCTATGGTTTTTGATTAATTCAAGTAAATTATGAACACCATCAATATTTGATTTAACAAATTCAGTGCTGCTAGCAATTGAATTACCAACGTGTGTTTCTGCTGCTGTATTAATTACAAAATCACAATCATATAAAAACTTTAATTCATTAATATCACAATGAACAAATGAAAAGTTTGGGTATTTTTTAAATTCAGTTAGTAAATATTTGTTGGCGGCATAAGTCATTTTATCAACTCCTTTCACATACCATCCTTTATCTAAACATTTTCTTGTTATATAGGATCCTATAAATCCTAAACAACCTGTTACGTATACTACTTTTGTCATTTTATAAAAAATTATTTTCTTTTAAATATTCATCCATTTTATCTAAAAATACTTTAGGTTTTCCTCTACCTTGAGTATGACCTATAAAGTGGGATATTTTAGAATTTAAACAACATCCCCATCCATTCAATTCATCTTCAGAATCTAATGTACCAAAATGAGGGTGAGATCCAAAATTTGGTGCTACATAATACTCTTCTGGGTTTAATATATGAATGTTTTTTGCTTTAAGCAAGTTCATTGATGAAGCATATGATTGTTCTTGAGTGTCTATAACAAATCTTTCAGGTCCCCATATTTCTTCTCCATTTTCATCAAATACTGATTTAAATTCAAATAGGCTAAGCATTAATTCAAATCTATCTGGTGATAAAAAATCATCATATATTGATAAATCAATACCTTGGAATCCACTGTTGAATCCTAACATTTGTGGATTACGAGATTGGTAAAGATCAATTGCTTCTTGCCCATAAACATTAATTATTTTCTGAAGTAAAACTTTATCGCAATTAGAATTAAATGGTTCTGAAATTAGAATAGATGTTTTATTGAGCATGAGTTCAATTACATCAACAAAATCATAATTGATTAAAATATCATCATCATATCTTAAACAATAGTCATAAAGTTTAGCTCGTCTTAAATAATGGAATAATAAAATAACATAAATAGCAAAGAAATTGTTAAAATCAGTATTAACTTTTTCTATATCCATTCCATATGTTTTAATACAATAGTCTACAAAAAATTGTTTATCATATGAAACTACATTAAAGCTAGAATCTATTAGATCAATCCATTTTTTTTCTTCGGGAGTTGGATCTTCAATATTATTGTCCCAAATAATGTTAAATTCAACATCAATTAAAGGATTATAATCTTTAATTTTTTTATTTATTTGATGTAAAGCAAAAAACGATTGTTTGTTTTTTGATCTCATTACATTTGCTATAACTATTTTTTCCATTTTAAAATATATTATTTATTTTTAACATTCATTATCTATGTTAATCCAAGTAGGTGGATAATAATTTCCATTAATCCATGATGATTGATGGTTTGATTTTAACCAGTTAGTTGGACAAATTATTTTTTTATTCTTATTTTTACAAAGATATGCCCCCCACCATGAATACGAACTATTTGCTGTAATATGATGATCACATAAGCTCATTAATGCTAAATCTTCTTTTTCTGAATCAGAGCATATTTTTTCTCCTCCTATAGGGTCAATAAAGTGAATATTGTCTCCTTCAAATAATTCTTTAGCATATGAAATATCATTTGAAAAAACAAGGAAATTATAATCTTCTACAGGCAGAAAATGATCTACTATTGCTTGAGTATAATAATCAGCATCTAATTCACAAAATGAATGATGGGGTAATAAATAATCTCCTCTTCGAATATGAATACTTACAATAGGATTATCATTTCCAAAATGTGTTTTAATTTCAGATATTCTAGATTCAGCTAGAGTTTGTAGGGAAGGTTGATAGTTCCATTGAGATATTTCATATCCGATATCATCATACCAATAAGTGTATAAATCAAATCTTCCAGCTAAATTATAATTAATATTATCATCTAAATTAAATAATGTTTCATCATATCTAGTTGTATGAAAATTAATATATTTTATTTGAAAATTATTAAAAAATTCAAGAGGTTTAAGTTCATAAGGTAAATCTAATAAATCAAATACTCTAATCCCTACTCCATGACTTAACATTTCTTTAGAAAATACAACCTTTTTATTATTTGCTTTAGCTACAGCCATTAAACCTGAATAAATTTGGAGTTGAGAGCAAAGACCCCCTGAGGATCCCATTTCTGCTAGTGTAATATAATTCATTTTTTTAAAATTTTCATCCAATATTCAATCATTTCATCCATCATGCTTTCAAATGTATATGTTGGAGTCCACCCCAACTCAGTACGGATTTTTGTTGAATCTCCTTTAAGGTAGGGTAATTCTTCAGGACGCAAAAACTTCTCATTTTGCACTACATATTGCTTGTAATCTAATCCTAACTTACTAAATACATATTCACACATATCTCTTACGGAACGAGTTTCTCCAGTTGATACAACCCAATCACCCGGTTTATCTTGTTGAACAATTAAATACATTGCTCTAACGTAATCATACGAATGACCCCAATCACGGTAAGCATCCATATTTCCTAGCTCTAATTTATCTAAAATACCTAATTTAATTTCAACGGCACTTTTAACTACTTTATTTGTTACAAAGTTTGATCCACGTCTAGGAGATTCGTGGTTAAATAAAATCCCATTTGAAGCATGTAACTTGTAAGCATTGCGGTAATTACGCACGATATTGTATCCAAATACCTTAGTGCAGCCATATGGTGAAACTGGGTTCATTGGAGTTGTTTCGCGTTGAAATCCATCTTCATCAACACTACTTCCAAACATTTCTGAGCTACTAGCTTGATAAAATTTAGCATTTGGACATGAGCGTCTATATGCTTCTAGTACGTTTAATACTCCAACAGCATTTGTTTGAGCTGTAAATTGAGGAATATCATAACTAATTCGTACGTGGCTTTGTGCAGCAATGTTATATATCTCGTCTGGTTGTATTTTATCTAATAAATGCTCAATACTGGATTGATCTAGGAGATCGCCATAATACACATTAATTTTATCTCTTAAAGATTCAATTCTACTTTGTTGGTGTTCTGGGGTTGAATTTCTTCGGATAATTCCATGAACTTCATATCCTTGTTCAACTAAGTATTCTGCTAAGTAGGAACCATCTTGCCCCCCAATTCCTGTGATAAATGCTTTTTTCATTATAACTGTTTAAATATTTTCATTTGTGTTAAATCTGGCCAATCATTTATTGTCCATTGTATTGGATGTGTTTCTATTGCTTTAGGTAATTTATCTAAACCTAATTGAGCGGTTTCTGGGGTCATATAATAATGGTATCCCATTGTGTCAATATTTTGGTCTCTCCATAATATATTTGGGTCTCTACCATCATATGACATTTTCTTTAATATTTCTGCTGCTTTTTTATCATCTGTTAATATAATACCTCCTCTACCTAAAGCCAAATGTTTCCTAAATTGAAATGAAATATTCATAAACGTTTTAGGAATATAACTATTTGGTTTCCAAAGTACAGCGGCATCAATTATACTATCGGTAACATAATAATAATCTATCCAATTTTCATTCTTCCATTCTAATTCAATTTTTAATTTATTAGCTAACATTGGAATAGATAAATAGGTATGTTTTGGAACAATAATTTTAGTAGCATGTGTGTATCGTAAACATAGTTCAACTCCATGAGTGCAGCAATCAATAGATACAGCATAAGGTGATCCGAAAAATTCAGCTATTTTATTTTCAAATTCTGTTATTGTATTAAAACTCATAACCTAATTTTTTAGCATTTTCCATTATTTTAGTACCGTCTATTTTTTTCATTAACACTGCTGGGTTGCCTTGATAAATTCCCCATTCTTCAGTATCACCTATTAATAAACTTCCTGCTGTTAGTAATACACCTTTTCGTAAACAAGAACCCGGAAGAACAATAGCGTTTGTGCCTATATTAGAGAATTCTTCCATTATTACAGGTTCAATAATTTGTTTACCTTTTAATTCATCCGGAATAAGGGCTCCAAATAAACCACTACCATCAAACCTATCTGAGCCGCATATGATTCTAGCTCCAGCCATGATGTTGTTGAATCCCTTACACTCAAAATAACCCTTAGACCCTCCGATAATGGTAACATATGGGCTAATATGTGTATATGATCCTATCTTACACAGAACCGTAGCATAAACTCCTTTGTCAATAGCTACATGATCTTCACACTCAATTCCCCTTTTAAATTCAGCTTCATCATGTATGAATACATCATTCATTATAGGAATGTTTTATCTAAAGCCTGACCTTCATAAGGACCGGTCTTATATTCGTAAACTAAAGTATTGTCTTCTTGTATTTCGTAGTTGTGACCACCCTCTAAAGTAAAGGATGCATCCCCTGGATATAAAATTGGGGTGGATATGATCTGGTCATCTGTATCGTAGAAGATACATTTCACGCTCCCTTGAATTACAATCCAACTCTCTTGAGCAATTACATCTCTTGTTCGCTCTTTCCATATGTGTTTGTGTGGTTTAAAGGTTTTACCTTTTTCCATGTTAAGTAGAGCACATTGTATAAAATGATCTTCAGGGACTACTTCAACTCTTCCAGGTGTTAAATCTTCTTTTCGAACAATTACGTGTAGTAATTTATTAGGATCAACTTTGCTATATATTTTTTCCATTACTTTGCAAAAAATTCTTTAATTTTATCACATACATAGTCTACATCCTCAACGGTCATCCCATGATGTGCTCCTAATAGAAAACCATTCTTCATAATTGCATCTGCATTCTCAAAGTCCTGTAAATATTCTCTATATATAGGATGACGTGTTACGTTTCCTGCAAAGGTAACTCGAGTTTGAATATTATTCTCTTCTAAGAAAGTTAGTAATTCTAAGCGTCTTTCTGTTTGTAATGGAATAGCTAACCAATTTGGTTCAACGCTATCATCGGGAAGGATTAATTCTTCGATATCTTTAAGGTTTTCTAAGTAGCGCTCAAAGTTTGTTCTACGTTTGTGTTTGTAGTCTTCAAATCGCTCTAATTGAACTAGACCAAAAGCAGCACTCATCTCACTACACTTCATATTATATCCTAATACTCCATAAAGGAATTTGTGATCATAAGGAATACCATCTACTATATGATTAAAACGATCATCCATAATCTCTGAGTTATCTCCCATACGACCCCAATCACGATACTGCAATGCTCGTTCTACATGCTTAATATCATTAAACATAACCATACCTCCAGTACCACCTGCTGTGATAATATGACTAGCATAGAAACTTGTAGTTGATACATCAGTATTCTCTGTGTATGTAATTGTATCTGCTGAATCTTCAATTACGATAATATCTTCACGACCAATACGAACTAACTCACTCTTTAATAAATCCCAGTCTGGTTTGTTACCAATGAGGTTTGGAACCATGATTGCTCTAACGTCTTCTGTAATCAAATCTAAGATACTTTGAACCGAAGGAACATATGATGTCAACTCTACATCACAGAATATTGGCTCATATCCTAATTGGATAATTGGTGCTAATGTTGTTGAGAACGTACATGCTGGTGTAATGATTTTTGATCCTTTTTTAAGTCCTAAAGCGGCTATTGCTAATAAACAAGCTGAAGAGCCTGAGTTAACAAATACTCCATACTTCTTACCGAATCGTTTAGCAATCTTCTTTTCAAACTCAATTGAACGAGGACCAAATCCTGCTAACCACCCATCACGTAGACAAGCTTCAACTGCTTTTATTTCTTCTTCTCCATAAGACTCAAACTTATTAGGAGCATACCATACTTTTCTTTGTATGTTTGATTTTAAAATTTTTTCCATAACTTAAATTGTGTTGTAATAACTATTTTGTTTTTCTTGTTTCTCTATTGTTTTTGGGTGATATAAGCAATACTCTTCTTCTGAAGGTAAGGTAGACATTATTTTATAACCCTCTAGCACTTCATGTACTTTATTTTTCCATTTGATTTCTGGCTTATTTTGCCAAATGCGCCATTGATAGTCGGGAAAATTTACCCATCCATTTGAATTAACATTCCATCCCCATTGTTGAATATGTTTATCGGTTAATCCCTCTACTGTATTAATTCGAGGTACTAATAGCACATCTACTGTTGGGTTACCTTCAATAATATCAGGTAAATACTCTATTAATGTTTTAGTTGGAATTTCATCTGCATCTATCTGAAAGATATAATCTCCAGTACAGTAGCTAGTTAGTTTATTTTTCCAATTTGCAAAATGTCTTTCAAATTTTCCTGTATGCCACATAAATTCTCCATTAACTGAATGGGATCTTAGGTATGCTTCGATTTCTTTGTCTCCATTTGCTTCATCAAATAATACTACAATGTCATCTTGAGCTCGTTTATGTTCAAGTAAAAAGTTTATCAATCGTTGGATCTCTAAAAACTCAGTACAAACGGTAATTGCGTAACTTATTCTCATATATTTTATTCAGGTAATATTCCAATATATGAAAGAGCATCCATATAATCACGCTCTTCAAACTTTTTCATGTTTATCATATCCATTCTATATTCCATAAATTCTCCAGGTTTGCCAGGGATTGGATATTTCTTTTTATCTTTTTTAGGTACTTTTATAGCTTTAACAGCTGCCCATCCCCAATTTTGGGAATTTGTGCCATTGGCAAATACCATTCCTTTGTCAGCAATGTTTAGTGTTTGTGGCAACCAAATTAAACCAGTTTCAGGATCAGTCCAAGCTAAATCTTTATACAATTCAGGTAGTGTCTCTATTTGAGTTTGATAAAATTCATGTCCTTCTTTCATAAATGAATTAGTCCAAAATCCACATGATAAACTTTGAAAATTTTGTATTTCTGGTGTTACTTGGATTTTATAACATAAATTTCCTCCTGATTTAGGGCAGTCAATTATTTCTTCTTTTTGCATTATTCTACGGGTTTTAATTTTGGTAACTCTATTTTATTTAATTTTGGTAATTCAATTTTCTTCAATTTAGGTAATTGTAATTGTACCTGTTTTGGAAATTCAGGGATTTTTTCTTCAAATAGTTTACCTATTTTTTCTTTCATTGAATCAAATGAAAATTTAGAGCGAGATTGGAAACCTTGGCGCTTTGCATTTTCAGCATATCCTTTATAATTTTCAAATACATCTTTTAAATAATGTCCTACGTGTCCTGTATCTACCGAAAACCATTCTGCATCCGCTAACAACATATGATTTGCAGCTGATGGGTGGATTTTAGTCATTGTGCCTTGAAGCAATGTTGTAAATTCAGGGTTTAAATAATCGATATGTCCACTCCAATTTGTAGTGATAATTGGTTTGTTTACTAAAGAAAATTCAAGTAATGGACGACCAAATCCTTCTCCTTTAGTTAGATTAACCATTGCTTTAACTTTTGAATGGTTATAGATTTCATTTATTTCTTCATCCGAAAATTCACCATGTAGTAAATATACATTAGGTAAATTATTTGATTTACAAGAATCTTTAATTTGTTTAACTCTTTTTAATATTCTATCTCTATCTAAATAAGAAGAACCTACTGTTGATGTTTTTAATATAAGTGCAGGTTTTTTAGATTTATTTTTAAATGTTTCATAGAATGCTTTAATAAGCAATCCTACATTTTTTCTATCTTCTCCCATATGACCTTCCATCCAATGGCCTACAAATAAATAAGCAAAGTCCTCTTTAATATTAGATAAATCAAATGTAGATTTTACTGGTTTATATACATCTGTATTTACACCCTCAAATATGATTTCATTTTCTCCATTCCATTCAAGCGTTCCTTGAGATTGGTTTGTTTGTTTGTCTCGTTTCTCCCATTTACTATTTTTTAACACATCAATTGTGTGTTTTGATGATCCTAAAATCAAGTTCATACGATTGCAACCTTCAATCCAATCACCAGGGGCAATAGTTGATTCAATTCCTGCGGTACATCCAATGTTATATTTTCCAACAGGTTGAAATTCATTTGGAACTGTAATTTGCATCCAAATTTCAGGTTGATTAGGGGGTTGAACGTTTAAAATATGTTTAGATAAAAATCCCCATTCAGGATTGTTTTGAATGAATCCTTTTGGTGTTTGTCCCCATCTTTGAGGTAATATTTTTACTTCATATTTATCTAATTCAATTATCGCTTTAACGATATCTCGTGAACGTGATCCATATCCACTGTAAGTATCAATTGGGCACGAAATTAAAAATGTTGGTTTACTCATAACTTTATTTTAATATACAAATTTGTGATTAATTGTGTTTTCTTTTACTTCATTGCAATTGATTAACTCATATTTTTCTCGCGGAGTCCACGTGTTAAATAATTTATCTATCGCGTTTATTGCTTTAACTCCCATATCCTCTCCTGTGAAACCTACATCATTTACAGCCCAATATCTGCCTGTAGCTCCAAGTTCTTTTCTCATTGGTCTACCTAAAGCATATACTTCAGATATTCGAGCGGCTGCATCCTCTGCTGTGCATCTATCATCCCAAATATATGGTGTTTGAGGTGAACCTTGGATTGAACGGTTAGTTGGGTATACTGGGAATGCCCAGCAGCCATGGTTTTTATATCTTCCAGTATGGTTTGAAGGTACTTCGGATGAAGGTGTATACCATTTTCCAAATTCATCTTCAAATCCCATTTGATCTTGCATGCCACCTGTTACATTAGCTATGATTACAGTTCCTGCTAAAATTGCTTCCGTTAATGATAAACCCCATCCTTCATTTGAAGTTAATAGAATTTGTGCATCCGCAATATTATACATCATGTTTAATTGTTGTGGTGAAAGTGGATTAGTTGAAAAATATATTGCATCTGGATAATCATTGAATAATATTTCACGTACTGCATTTAAATCTGTTCCATGATCACTTACTATTTCAGTATGCATTAATAAAGCACATTTAGCTGCTTTTTCTTTAGGTAAAGTATCTAAAAATATTTTAAAAGCAAGCATTGTGTCCGGAATTTGTTTTCTTCTAATGTTTCTTGAATTAAAAAATACAACAAAATCTTTTTCTTTACCACCAAATATAGTAGATTTTAATGTCTCTAATTCTTTTAGCTCATTCTCTTTTACAATTGGATAATATACATCGTGATTTAAACCGTGAGGAACATACTCAATTATTTTTTTACCTCTTTTTTCATCTAAAACAAGCTCATTAATTAATTTAGTTTGTTTTGAAATAGCTAACAATGCATCACACGATTCATAAAATGCTTTATTATATAGCGGTGCTGGATAGTCATCCCAAATGTTTAGATAAATGATTGGCATGTGTTTTCTAATCTCATTTTCGATTGCAAACAGCCATTCAAAATATCTTGGATCAGTAATTAACATAATTGCATCTGGTTTTTCAACCTCAATCATATGTCTGATCAAATCAGCATCTCCATAGTTATCTACAGGGTACAGAAAAACAGAAGCATCTGTTAATTTTGTGTTTGTGTTTGTGTCTTGAGATAAGTCAAAACGTTTTCCTTTTTCAGGATGGTTAATTGCACCTGCAATATTTACCCAATTAAAATGTTGAGCTGTATTTAATACTAGCTCTTTTGCTATAGTTGCTACTCCAGAGTGTACTCTAATGTCGTCACAAATTAGCATGATTTTTTTCCTCTCGTTTTGAGGAAGATAATTGAAACTTGAATTCATATAACTTTATTTTGTTTTTATTTAAATGTAATAACTTAATTTTGTTCTTCCAAACTTAAATCGTTATGATTGTGAATTTGTCTTTTAAATTCATCATCTGTTAAGTAAAGGTGAATTGCTCGTTCCGATAGTTTTTGAAAAGAGAATTTACGTTTAATGCATTCTACTCTAAATTGCTCAAATAGATCTTTATCTAATTTGACACTTGTTAATTGTTGGTTTTTTTCACTCATAGTATTTACTTTTATGTTTATTGTATATACATATGGTAGTATATTAGTAGGTCGCAGAACATAAGTGAGTCTTATGAAATGAACACCAATTACAATTTTTATGTGGGGTTGGTTGATGTTCAACATCTTTGTATCCATTTCGATCAAATGCTTGTTCTATAAATTCCTCAATTGATTTGGATACTTTATTTAATTTTACTTTACCTGATGCAGGTTTAAATAGTTGTACACGTTTGATTAAGAATTTATCGCTTTCAAAGGGTTTGCGTTTTACGATCATGAATTCTATTTCTATATTCTCTAATGGTAAATTGTATGTTTCAGAAAAATATTTTTTATATAGTATAAGTTGAAATTGTTTATTTTCGTCTGATTTTTCTTTCTTGCTCCAACCTTGCTTACTGGTTTTGATATCTATGATCTTGATTGTGTTTGTTGGCTCGTGGTACATTACAATGTCAAGGTAACCTTGGAACATTACATTGTATAATTTTGGAGAGGGGTGGAGTATAAGAGGTAACTCACATCCTACTAAATGCCAACCACGTTTAGAAAAATATTTGTTTCTGTTTTTAGCAAATTCTCTTATGATTTCTACCCCATCTTCAAAAAATTCCCTAAGTTCTTCAGGGGAGGTAAAGTGTTGATTATTGTTTGATTTGTATTGCTTTTTATATTCTTCACGTAATGCATCTTCAAGCATTTCGTATGTGTTTAGTTTATCTGCTTCTGCTCCACTTTTTCCATACATTGTAGTTAAATATGATTGGAGTACTTCGTGTAATGCTGTTCCAAAAACAGTGTGGATAGAGGAAGTAAATTGTTTATATCCTTCTTTGTATTGGAGTGACCATTTTTTAGGACACTCATTGAACATGGATAATTGAGAATATGAAATAGATTTTTGAGTTGCATAATCTATTGTTGGTAATTGTTTACTCTTAATCTCTTTTAATAGTAAAGGTAACTTTTTTTTCATTACACAAAGATACAAAAAAAGCCTGCCATAGGCAAGCTTTCTTTTAGTTTTCAAAAATATCCCTGTAGCGATACTAGGATAATTTTTATAGCCGTAGCTATACGGTCCTAAGCCGTGAGTTTAATTTTATCTAATAATTCCTGCTCTTACTTGAAGCATTCTACGTTCATTAATATCTTCTTGAGATCCAATTATTGTACTGTAATCCTCCATTGATAGTGTTTTACCGGAAGCAGCCAATGATATAATGTTTTCTGCTACATCATGTAAATCCATGTCTGTTTGAGCATCTTCTCTAGCGTATTCGAGTAAACGAATAAATAGAGGAACGTCTACTGTAATTATATCTCTTGGGTTCATCTTAATAGTTAGTTGGTTCTTCTACTTCATCTAAACCATAGATTTCTCTTGCTTTATCTATAATAGCATCATTATTATCAACAGCTTGACTTAAAGCTTCAACAGCATCAATGTCATCTTCTGTAATATCAACCGTTTGTTGCATTAAATCAAGAGCATTTTCTACACTTATTTTATCAACCTCTAAAGTATTTTTAAGATTTTTTAATTCATCTACCATCTCTGGGGAGTATTCCATATCATCTTTTAGTTCAATAAGTTCATCAATATATGACTTTAACATATTAGAATCTACCATTACTTCCATTTCTTCATTTAAACCATATTTTCCACCTAAGAAATGTTCAAACGCTGTTTCATAATCTGCTTTAGCACGTGGTGGGATTTGGTTAATTGCTCCAATTCCAACAATTCCTCCAATCATGGATTCGTTAAGTGATTTATTTTCATTCATTGGGTCTTCACCAAAACTCTTTCCTTTAACTGCGGCATCAAGCTCTCCATAAATTGAAGCAATAACAGAATCGGTAGCTTGACTATGTGTGCTATCCCACCAAGCATCATCAAATTGAAAATCAGATGGGGGTCTTTCTCCTCCATTTGTATTAGGGTCTAGCGAGTTATAAACAACAAATTTTACATTGTTTATTCGTCGTTCTATATCAGCGGGATTTTTAATTTTAGCAATAGCAGCCTCCATAGCCCTTCTTACCTCAGCAACAGCTACATTTTCATTTAATTTTACTTTATATTCACTTTCTGTGATTACACCTGAAAGGAATTGCATGCGTAATGTATCTTTTTCCATTTTATATATTTTATTATAAATATTATATATTTTTTGCTTCGCGCAATACTATTAAAGCTTTCTGGATATATAATATGTCATCCATTTTTTCTTGGATACTGTGTTCTAGCCATTCTTCTAGTTCTAGGTCGTTGCGGTCTAAATCTGTTCCATACTTTTGTTTTCCAATGGTGGCTCTAGCAACAAATTTGTCTATAATGGAGTCTACAATTGAGTCTGTAACCTTAATTTCTCTATTCATTTTTTCAATAATTTTTCTACTTCTTTTTCATCCATTCCCATATCGTAAAGTACCTTTCTGGTACCATGGTCACGCAATATGTCAATATATTCTTCTGCTTCCCCTAAACTGCATTCAAAATATTTTGATACATATTCTATCAATGTAGCAGGTTTTTTCTTTGTTTTTGATTTGAGATATTTCAAAAACACTTTGGATTTAGGGATCATTTCTCGATAAATTTGGTATAGTTGGTGTTTGTTATCGTATGGTATTGTTTGAATATAGTTTGCTAATTCAATATAGCGTATATCCATCG